ATTTGTTAGACGTTCTTTAGTTTGTGAGTCAAACTTTGGATTAACGAAATTACGAGCGAATAGTACAAAGGTTAATCCACCTTTAATAGTATTCTTTGCGACTTCAACTTTATATTTACGTTTGACCATTGTTACCAATTCGTCAACAATACCATTCACTACGAAATCAACATATGTACCACCCATTCGAGTATTCACACCATTAATAAAAGAGTTAGTTCGGAAACCATCCTCTGATGTAGTAAAGAAGAATGAAACGTTTTCAGACTTTTCAATTACAACATTTGGATTAAACAATGCTGAATACTTTTTCATATCGGATACTGAAATCTTTTTCTTATTGAAAGAGAACTTGATTTCAGGAAAAGCCATTTGTAGACTCATTAAACGATCTTCGAGTAATTCAATAGTATCCAAGTTGGCAAGACAATCAGTTTCAAAACAATCGAAGTCTGCAACGAACGATACTTCAGTACCAGAACCATTCTTATCTCGTGTAGTAACTTTAACATCTTCGCCGCCATTTTTACAAGTAACCATAATCTGATTACCTTTTGACCACGTTTTACCAGTAAACTTTGATGAAAGAAAGTTGGTAGCAGCTGAACCGACACCGTTAGTACCGATTGTTACACGTTCATCATCAAACGATGTACCGGCATTTACTCGAGTCCAAGCAGCCACTGGTCGAAGGATTTGTTCCTTACTGGTTTCGTCGTATATCTCATCTTGTGGAATACCACGACCGTTATCAGTAACGGTTACCATATCCATATTAATAGATACATCAATTTTATTCGCATGTTTAAAGTTAGTACGAATTGCCTCGTCAATCGAGTTATCAAGTATTTCGTCAATCATTTTAGAAAGCGCAGGTACATACTTTGATGTTTTCCATTCGCCTTTCACAAAACGTTCAACCGATTCTTGAGAACTTGAACCAAGGTACATACCAATACGTTCTCTAACGTGTTGACGTGCTGTTAAAATTCTAAAGTCATTACTCATTCAAAAGCTCCATTATTTCGCTATATTATATATAACCTATCCAGTGTGTGCTATCATCGCAAGGATCATCCATGCAATCTTCCTTTGTTATTGCTGGGAATACTATTTATTTAGAATCAGTAAACCCTATTTAGATAAATACTACCACAGTTCTAAACAAATGTAAACAGGAAAATGATCCAATGAACACTAATTTTTTATCTCCTATTGGTTTTACAGTCAATGTCAAACGATTACCTAACGTAGAATTCTTTACTCAAAGGATGCAAGTTCCGGGTGTAAGTGCTGGTGCAGCGGAAACGCCAAACCCTCTAAGTACTTTATATAATACTCCTGATAAGTTATTGTACCAAGAATTAGATCTAAGCTTTATCGTAGACGAAAACATGGCAAATTATTTTGAATGTTTAGATTGGATAGAATCTATTACGTCTCCAGTAGAACTTGCTCAGTTTGCTAAATTAGGTAAAACAGACGATGGAATTGTTTCTGATATTTCTATCACTATATTAAATAGCCACAAAAATCCTAACATATCATTTACGTTTTTAAACTGCTTTCCAGTATCGTTAAGTCAGATTACTTTAGACGTAACACAACAGGATATCGTATACCCAGAAGCGTCGATGGTATTCAGATACGACAGGTTTACTCATACAAAAATTGGTTGACATTCTAACAAAACTGTGATAGAATTATAACTATATACATTATGAGAGGTTAACATGAGTACTGAAGACATTAGTGAAATCTGGGCTGGTGATGCCAAAATTGATGAAACTCAATTGGCACAAGAAGCAAAAAAGATTCCGCAGCTCCATTCTAAATACTATAACATGTACTATAAAGAAGCGCTTAAAGTTAAGAAGCTTAGGTATGATTATAAAATACTTGAAATGAACAAACGAGAATGGATTGACGGATCTATGGCTGAAGAAGATTTACGTGAGTTTGGATGGAAACCTTTTCAGAAAAAAGTCATACGTCAAGATATGGATAAGTATATCCAAGCTGATCCTGATATTATCAAATTAAGTTTAAAAATTGATTATCATAGCTGCAGGGCAAATTACCTTGAAGATATTGTTAAAACAATTCATAGTCGTAACTTCATTATTAATAATATTATAGCAGTGATGAAGTTCCAAGCCGGAGATTACTAAGATTCTTATTAAGCCTATCACACCAGTTTATAAACCAGTTATTCTACTCGACAAACGTAAAGAAATCGAGGACCGGATAGACTATATAAATAGTATTAAGAAAACTGATTAAAGTGTAAGGTTATATTATGTCTGATGTGATTAACGTTGAGCAAATCAACGCAGTGTATTTGAAAATCAATACAGAGTCAAGCGTTAAGTTTGAATTAGAAGCTTACTTCAAATTTCAACCCGCCGGATTCCAGTTTAACCCTTCATATAAGAATAGAATTTGGGACGGATGGATTCGTATTTTCCAACCACTCAAACCTGTACTTTATGTAGGGTTATTTAGTAAGCTGCGGAAGTTTTGTGAAGATCGTGGATATGAGTTAAATGCTCCTGCACATTTGATGGAAGGCGAAAAAGTTCCTGACGATTATGGATATGAGATTGCTAAGGAAGTAAACTGTAAGTTTGAGCCTCGTGATTATCAGAATCAATATATCGTTGATGCCATACGTGATAGTCGTTCTTTATCTTTATCACCAACATCATCTGGTAAATCACTTATCATTTATTTAATTCAGCAGCATTATTATAGAGCGTTTGAACATCGTACTTTGATTATTGTTCCAACGATATCATTAGTACATCAGATGGCTGGCGATTTTATTGATTATGGTTGTGATCCATCTCACATATATAAAATCCAAGGTGGTATTGATAAAAACACAGATGCACCTATTGTTATATCGACTTGGCAGTCTCTTATTAAATTAAGGAAAGATTGGTTTAGTCAATTTAAAGTAGTACTTGGAGATGAAGCACATTTATTCCAAGCGAAATCATTACAAAAAATTATGGGAGGGCTTGACGAATGTTATTATCGACATGGATTTACCGGTACGTTAAAATCGGAAGAGAGCAAAACGCATAGACTGGTCCTTGAAGGCTGCTTTGGTTCTGTTCGTAAGCATGTATCTACTAAAGATCTTATGGATGACGGTACTATTGCTGACTTTAATATAAAAGCAATTGTATTGTCTCATAGCGTTGAAAATAGAAAAGCGTTTAAAAAGGCAATAAGTAAAGTACAAAATACAAGTCAAAAGTATCCTGCTGAAAGAGAATACATAACGAACCACGAGAAGCGAAATATATTCATACGAAATCTATTGTGGTCACTCAAAGATCAAAACAATTTGGTTCTATTTGACTTAGTTGAAAAACATGGTAAAATATTAGAGCCAATGTTAAGAACAGAAGGTAGAGAATTACATTTCATTTATGGTGCAACAAAAGGCACAGAACGTGAAAGAATTCGCCATATGATTGAGAACGATCCTATTAAACAACATGATATCCTTGCGTCGTTTGGTACATTCTCAACTGGAATTAATTTAAAGAAACTTGATAATGTTATATTCGCATCTGGATCTAAATCGGAAGTGAAAGTACTCCAATCAATCGGCCGTGCCCTAAGAAAGGGCAACGATGCCGATAAAGCTACGCTTTACGATATTGCTGATGATTTGAGTGTTGGTGCCTACCAGAATTATACTTTACAACATTTTAGGAAACGGATTGAAATATATGGGTCCGAGCAGTTTAATGTAAAGATTTATACGGTGAACATATAATATTGTTTATAAGACATAAGTCTATTATACCATACCTAAATAGTGATGTCAATAGAAAAATGTAGTAGTACTGAAAAAAGTTTTAGTTGACACCACGCGATTACTATGTTATTATTATATAGAATCAGATAGGAATAATAGAATGATTAAAGTAGGTGACTTGGCTTATTCTCGGCATTGTCTTGCTAGAATTACATCGATGGAAATTACAAAAGATGGTGGTAAGTATGGTGAAGATGTGTTATCTATTTCAGACGATTTAAAAGACTGGTGTGTATTTGACTTTGATAATGGTCACTGGGCTTATGGAACACAAGTTACATTAATTAATAAGGAGGTTGGCTGACCATATGGCAAAAAGAGCTAAAAGAAACTATGTTAACAATGCAGACTTTTTAGAAGCATTAATTGCATATAAAAAAGCGTGTACCGAAGCAGAAGATGCCGGTGACGAAAAACCAAGGTGTCCAGACTATATCGGTAAGTGCATCTATCAAATCGCAACAAGACTTGCGACAAAACCAAACTTTAGTGGATATTCATATAAAGATGATATGATTTCAGATGGTATTGAAAATTGTCTATTATATATGGGTAACTTTAATTCTGAAAAGTCTTCTAATCCATTTGCATACTTTACTCAAATTATTTGGTACGCATTCTTAAGACGTATTCAAAAAGAGAAAAAGCAAATGTATATTCGTTTTAAATCGTCACAAGTTATGGTTGCATCAGGCGGTACATATTCTGGTGATGAAGTAAATTTAAATCTTAATACCAATGTTGATTATATGAATTCGTTTGTTCAAGATTACGAAGATAAGATTGCAAAAGATAAAGCGAAAAAGAAAGAATCAATCGAAGCAGCGGCTAATGAAGAGGAATCTAAAGAGTGAAGGTTGCTATAATTACAGACATGCATCTCGGTGTGCGTGGCGATTCTAAGGTATTTCTGGATCATCAAGAAAAGTTTTTTAATGAAGTGTTCTTTCCACATTTAGATGAACATAACATTAAAACAGTATTGGATCTAGGCGATACCTTTGACCGTCGTAAGTACATCAATTATGTTACACTTGATAGGGCTAAAAAGTTTTTCTTTGATGAACTACAAAAGCGTGACATTGAATACCATGCAGTTGTAGGTAATCACTCCGTATATTATACAAACACAAATGAAGTTAACTCAATGAACTTGTTACTCCAAGAGTATACAAACTTCAACATATATCGTGAAGAACCTGTTGAGTTGACATTTGGGTCAACTAATGTTATAATGGTACCATGGATTACGAAAACAAATTCTGAAGTATGTTTAGACGCCATACGTAAATCAAGTGCTCATATATGTATGGGTCACTTTGATATTATTGGTTTTGAAATGCTGAAGGGTGCGATTTGTGATCATGGTCTAACTAAAGAATTGTTTGGTAGTTATGAACAAGTTTATTCTGGTCATTTCCACCATCCATCTGAATATGGTAACATTAACTATCTTGGTGCTCCATATGAAATGACATGGTCTGATTATCAAGGTAAACGTGGCTTCCGCATTTTAGATACTGAAACGCGTGAGTTGGAATGGATTTTAAATCCTTTCTGTATTTACCATAAAATTGACTATGATGATGCTGATATGACTATTGAAGATATTGCTCATTTAGATTTGACTAATATTAAAGACTCGTACATTAAGGTTATTGTTAAGAATAGAACTAATCCATACATATATGATTTGTTTTTAAATAAACTTACTGATGCTGGCGCAAGCGACGTTAAGTCGATAGAAGACTCACTTAACTTAGGTGATGCTGGTGTTGATGAAATACTTGATGAAACAAAAGATACTAAAGATATTTTACATGATTATATTGAATCTATTGATACGAAATCTAATAAGCAAAAGATTAAAGAATTGATTGATGAACTATATTTGGAAGCGCAGAGCATTTAATGAAAATAACATTTAAGACAATAAAATATAAAAACCTGCTATCATCAGGTAACGCTTGGTCTGAAGTACGTTTAGATCAAGACCGAACTACTCTTATCAGTGGCACAAACGGCAGCGGAAAGTCTACATTACTTGATGCTATTGTTTTTGCTTTATATGGTAGAGCATTTCGCAAAGTCAATAAAAACCAATTGATTAATACTATCAACGCACGTGAGGCTCAAGTTGAGATTACGTTTTCTGTTGGTACTGTTAATTATCTAATACGTCGTGGTATCAAACCAAATATATTTGAAATTTGGAAAGATAACGTAATGATAAACCAAGATGCTGCCTCAAAAGATTATCAAGCTTATCTTGAGCAAAACATTCTTAATCTAAATTATAAATCTTTTAACCAGATTGTTATTCTTGGTAGCGCAACATATGTTCCGTTTATGGAATTACCTGCTCACTCACGTAGAGAAATCATCGAGGATCTATTAGATATTCAAGTATTTAGTACTATGAATACGTTGCTTAAGGATCGTGTATCTGGTAATAAAGAATCAATTACTGAAAACAGTTATCAGATGGATTTAATGGAATCAAAGTTAAGCTCTGCTAAAGAACATAACGCCTCTATTCGTAAAATACGCGAAGACGAGGTTGAAAAAATCCGTGAAAAGATGGCTGTCCACATCAAAGAAATTGAAGATGCTAAACAAGTAATAAGTGGACAAGAAGATGTTTTACAAACAGTTTTAGATGATGTTAAAGATAAACCTGAAATGAAAACAAAGTCTGAAAAGGCTAAGTCATTACGACGAGATATTGAAAGCCAAGTACGTTCGCATCAACAAGAGTTATCTTTTTATCAAGACCATGATGATTGTCCAACATGTAAGCAAGGCATTGAACACGAATTTAAAGCCGGTATTATAAGTGAAAAGGATACTAAGCTTGCTGAATTGGAAACTGGTTTAAAACAACTAGCCGAAAAGGCAAAGGCTTACGAAGATCGTTTAGAGGCTATATCAGTACTTGAAGATCAAATGAGAGATATTAATCTTAGTATTGGCGACCAACGTGCTACTATTAAGGTGGCAAAGAATGCGTTAGTATCATATAAGAATGAATTGGTATCTGCTGAAGAACAAGTTGAAGCTGTTGATACTACAAAGCTGCAAGAGATTAGTGATAGACTTAAGAGTACAGAAGTTGAACAGCAAGACCTGTTTGATGATAGAGAAGTACTTACTGTTGTTCAAGCTATGTTACGTGATGGTGGTATTAAAACTCGTATTATCAGACAATATATTCCAATAATGAATAAATTAATTAATAAGTACCTTGGATCGTTTGAGTTGTTCGTTGACTTTCAATTAGATGAAAACTTTAATGAAGTAATCAAATCTCGTTTCCGTGATGCTTTTTCTTATGCTTCGTTTTCAGAAGGCGAAAAGCTTAGAATTACCTTAGCGATTATGTTGGCTTGGCGTTCAGTTGCCAAACTTCGTAACTCAGTATCAACTAATTTATTATTGCTTGACGAAACGTTAGATGGAGCACTTGATGGTGTTGGCATTGAAAGTTTGATTGATACGTTACATAATCTTAACGCAGATGATAACATCTTTGTTATCTCACACCGTGGTCACCAGTTTGGTGATAAATTTGATAATCATATTCGCTTTAAAAAGGTAAAGAACTTTAGCGAAATAACAGCGTAGGAGTAGCAGATGCGCCATAGTATAGAAGATTTAATCAAAAGAATAAGCGTAATGAAAGATAAAGCAATCTTGTTACATAGAGTTCGTAACGAGTTTTCTGAAATCTCTTATAAACAATATGACAAGGCTGCCTGCCAAAATCTTATTGACGATATACAAGCAATGGCGCTGGGTATTGCTAATGACAAGGATGGCGATGAAATTATTACTGAAATGGATTCTTGGAAAGAAAAAGATTGACATTGCTAACAAACTGTGTTAGTATTATTTTATATTATGTTTAAGGATACACATGTCTAAATTTTATACATCGGTCGAACGCTTCGGCCAAAACATTCTGTGGCGTGGTTATGACGCCAATGGTAAACGGTTTTCTAAGAAGGTTCAATTTGAGCCTACGTTATATTGTAACACCAAAGATGGAGCCCCATCCAATTTTCGTTCGCTCCAAGGTGACATACCTTTGATGCCAATGAAACAAGATGGCATGAGAGAAGCCAAAGAATTTATTGAACGTTACAAAGACGTACATGGCATGACTATCGCAGGTAGTTCAAATTATGTAGCTCAGTTTATTCAACAAGAATATCCAAACAACATCAACTTTGATCCATCTAAAATCAATATCGTATCATTTGACATCGAGGTTGACATTGCGGATGGTTATCCTGATGTTGACTTTGCTGATAAAGAAATTACATCTATCGCTTATAAATCTTCAAAGTCTTCAGACTACCATTTGCTTGGTCGTAAAGATTATGATAAAAGTAAAACTTTACTTGACATTGATCCAGATAACATTCACTTTATGAAGTTTGATACAGAGCAAGCTTTGCTCAAACGCTTTAAAGAGTTATGGATTAATGACTATCCTGATATTGTTACAGGTTGGAACGTAGAGTATTTTGACATTCAATATATTATTACACGTATGAAAAATATGTTTGGTGAAGATTGGATTAAAGATTTATCTCCTTGGCGTAATATTCGACAAACTGGTCGCGAGTTCTTTGGTAAGATGCAAAACACATATCAGATTGGTGGTATGGCGGTTGTTGATTATATGGACTGCTTCAAAAAGTTTGGTTATAAGTATGGACCACAAGAGTCGTGGAAACTTGACCACATCGCATATGTTGTACTTGGTGAAAAGAAATTAGATTACTCTGAGTATGGTAACCTTAATGCTTTGTACGAACAAAACCCTCAACTATATCTCGACTATAACCTTAAAGATACGTGGCTTATTCAAAGATTTGAGGATGAAACCTCGCTGCTTCAGTTGGTTATGACTGTTGCTTATGGCGGCGGTGTGAACTATAATGATGCATTTGGTACGGTTGGTATATGGGAAACAACTTTATATCGTAAACTAATACTTGATGGTCGTGTACCACCAATCAAAGGCGGTCCTGGGCAACGTGCTGGCGAACTTGTCGGCGGTTATGTTAAAGATCCAAAAGTTGGTATGCATCCTTGGATTGTATCTTTTGATTTG